TACCCCCGTTGCCAGCGGAGATAGCGTTCAAGCAACAGCCGAATTTGACCGAGAGACTGCTAAATCTCTTGTCGCCATCACAGACGATGGAGACAAAGCCATCCGACAATTGAATGCTTGTATTGATGCTTACAACACTGTTTACCAAACTTTAAATAAACCACATTAAGATTCACGCTGTTGTCATTGATTTAGTTTAATTTCAGACAACTTTACTGGAGTTGTCATGTCAGGAAAACCTGTTTACAGCGATCAAGAGTTTATTGAACTTTGGAAGACGCACGAGTCTGCCAGTGCACTAGCAAAAGCTGTTGGAATGGATTTGCGTAATATTATCAGACGCAAAAACAACATAGAAGCTAGGTATGGTACGCAACTCAAATCAAAAAATAATACTCAGAGAAGTATTAAAGAAAATCCAGCAAAGAAAGAATTGGGGATTGAAAATGGTGTCGTTCTAGTATTTAGTGATGCTCACTTTTTTCCAAACATTCACACTACAGCTTACAAGGGTCTGCTTTGGGCTATTAAAGAGTTTCAGCCAAAGGCTGTTATTGCCAATGGAGATGTATTTGATGGCGCTAGTATCTCTCGCTATCCTCGTATTGGATGGGATTCAACGCCATCGGTGATACAAGAGTTGAAAGCCTGTGAACTGGCAATGGGTGAGATTGAGGAAACTGCCAAGAAAGCAAGACACAATGTAAACCTAGTGTGGACACTTGGCAACCATGATGCTAGGTTTGAAAACCGCTTAGCCGCCAATGCCCCACAGTATGAGCAAGTTAAGGGCTTTTCCCTGAAAGACCATTTCCCTGCATGGCATCCTTGTTGGGCTTGTTGGGCAACTGATGATGTGGTCATTAAACACCGCTGGAAAGGCGGTGTACACGCTACACACAATAATACTGTTAATGCTGGTGTTACGATGGTTACAGGGCATCTACACAGCCTTAAAGTGACTCCTTTCAATGACTATAACGGCACTCGTTATGGTGTAGACACAGGTACTTTAGCGGATACAGATGGGATACAGTTTGAGAACTACTTGGAACTGTCTCCGACTAACTGGCGCTCTGGATTTGCCGTACTCACATTCCACAATGGAAGATTGCTTTTCCCTGAGTTAGTTATGAAGTTTGCTGAAGGTCAGGTCGAGTTCAGGGGAAAAATCCATGACGTCTGATTTGGTGAGTTATCTCAAGTCTGAGATAAAAGAACTGCATAACATATTGCATGAGACTCAGCTTGCTTTAGCGCAAGCTAATGTCAGGCTCAACCGCCGATCTGAGCCATTAAGCGATGAACGTATTTACACACTCTACACACGCAGCCTTGATTGGCGGCAACTGGCTAGAGACATTGAGGCAGATCACGATATTGAATAAAAAAAGGGGAGTCCTAAGACCCCCCTGCAAGTAACAACTGCACCTGAATTATGACACACGAACCCAGAATAATCCGTCTTCGTCTTCTACAGTCTCTCCGATTTCGTATTCTTCGGATTCTTCGTCTTCATAGGTTTCGTCTTCGTCAACTTCGTCTTCGCTGACTTCTTCTTCATCGCACTGATACTCATAGTCTTCAACAACATCATAGTCAACAGCCCAACCATGCAACTGCTGGAATTCAATGAATTCTTGGATGATTGCAATCTTCTCAAAATCACCTGTCTCAATAGTCACTGTCTCTGTACCAAAATCCCACTCAGCAATGTCAATCTCAATCTTAAACATGATGTTCCCCTTGGTTATGGCACTATTGCCAAGTAAAATGCTATCTCTGATTTGTGACAGCTTCCACCCATAAACCCTCAATTTTTACAACGAAAGGTTAAAGAAATGAACTTATCCGCCAATTTTTCTTTGAAAGAATTAACGAAATCTGACACGGCTACCCGTCTTGGTATCGACAATACACCTGATGAGGAAACCATTGACAATCTCAAGACTTTGTGTGACAAAGTGCTTCAGCCTGTACGGGAGCATTTTGGTAAGTCTGTGACTGTGAACTCTGCCTATCGTAGTCCTGAGAGTAATGCGGCTGTTGGTGGGTCTAAGACCAGCGATCACTGCAAGGGTATGGCAGCTGACATTGAGATTGCTGGCGTTCCCAATGCTGAACTCGCCCAATGGATTATGGACAATTTGGACTATACACAACTAATCCTAGAGTTCTACACACAAGGTGTTCCAGACTCAGGTTGGGTTCATGTGTCGTATGACCCTAATAACCTCAAGAAGCAGGAACTCACCGCTGTTAAGGTAGCAGGGAAGACCCAGTATCTCCAAGGATTACAGGCTTAATTAGCCGCCTACAAAAGTGTTTAGGGGTGAGGTGTTCGTACAAGATCACCTCACCACACTTCTCGCATAACCATGCTACGCCATGATCTACAGTGGTCTTCTTAGACCCATGCTGACCATGCTGCTTGCCGTAGAAGGTTCTTATCTTGCGTATCACTTTTGCAATTTAGCCCGTGAATAAATAGTAATTTGTTGCTTCTCTTGAAGTCCAATTTTAGCTTGTGCTGCCTGACCCCATGCTCTACCTTGAGCCAGCATCTTGAGTTCTTTGTCCCGTGTCCAGATGCTTGGAGTTCCATCATTCCAATCAAATGCGTTCTTAGGTTTATTCATTTCTTTGCCTCCTTAATCTCTTTCTGAATCCCTGAACTCAGTTGCAGGAACATCCGCATCCACTTCACCCCGCCAAGCCTGACATATTCGGCATATTCTGATTGGGTAAGGCGCAGCGTGATGGCTCTACCCAGTTCTGTCTTTTCTTTCATGATTTCATGTTCCTGATGTAAATAGTCAAGCCATCAATCGTATCCTGACCAAAGCCAGTTAGCTTCTCCACTTCTTTGGCTATTTCTTCAATGACTTGATTGCGGTATGGGTTGGTTAATGGGGCAGCTTGTACGGCACGTTTGCGCCACATACTCTGCTTCTCTATCTCGTTGAATGCTTCATCTTCATCTGTCATAGTATTCACCATTTAATTCAGCGATCAGGTTAGTCAACCTAAAGATTCGTTTCTCGTTGTACGCAACGATTGACTGAGCGTACTCAACAGCACTCTCACCCTGCATCTTTGAATGTTGTGCCTCGACAAGTTCCTTTTCAGCTACTTCCAAAGGGGTCTTGGCTCTGAGTAAATCCTTAACGTAATTGATAGTCAATTCTCTCCATCCCATACTTTTTCCTTTTCTTGATTTGAGTCGCAAGAATGACTCGTTCAATCTTCTTGCACATATAGCGGTTGTCGGGTGTTCTCACCCAATCGCAAGTTGGACACTTGACTACTCGTCTTGTTCCTTGTTTAGTAGGTACAACACAAACCCGATGCAGACGCAAATTCCCAATGCGAACCCTGAAATCCCCATCACGGCTACCAATATGACTGTTTCCCACATTGCTTTTCTCCTTTGGTTGGTTGTCTAGAGAATCAAAGTACATCAGAGCCAAGGCACAAGCAGCAGCAATGACAAACTTGATGAGCGTATTCATTTGCTTGCAGCCGCCAGCAAGTCGAGTTCAAGGGATTTCATCTGCTCCTTGATGATGGTCATTTCTTGTTCCATCAAGTCAAGTTTCTTCTCAAAACGCTTTCTGGTCATGCTTTCGGCATGACTCCAGCCTATGACTACTGCATCATTGGCAACCTTGGTCATGAGTTCGGTAATTTCCTTGCGGGTCATGAAGATGCCAGCAAAGTTCTTTGATTGTGCGATACGACTCACCAGTTCGGTGACTTCTTTTTCCATGCTCATGCTTCCCTCGCTTTCAACATTGCGTCTGCCATTTCATAGGCGGTCTTTGCGATGTAATCGCAGTTGGGTTCGTAAACATCAACCATCATCCCTTGCATAGCCTTTGCCGCAAAGTAATCACGCAAGGTCATGCCTCTTGAGTTTGTTTCTTGGTCTTCTATGTAAACGCTTTGTACTGGAAATGCTGGTTGGTTGTTCATGATGACCACCATGAAGCTAAGAGGACTGCAAAGCCAACGCCAATGGCGATGGCGGCGAGAATGTCGGGGATTGTTTCTTTCATGTTGTTGCTCCTTTAATAGTCTTGACCAGCACGGGCGGGTTGTGCGCCTAAGAACTCAGCGTTGTAGGGTGCGTTGTGGTTGAATGATGCTTTACGCATTACTGCTGCAGCTATTGCATCGCACTTGTCAGAATCAATTTCAGGGAAATTGCATTCAATGTTGTAGCCAAGGCTTTCAACATCCCATCCGCTAGATGACTCTAAACAATTTTCTGCATGAGCAACCGCATTGCGGGTTATTGCAAATGCGTCAATTCGTGCTAAGTAGGCTTTGCTTTGGTTTGCATTCATTTCAATTCTCCTTTAAGGTTGAAAGATGGGGCTTGCGCCCCGTTGGGTTATTGAGTTTTGATTGTGTAAACACATTCGTCTGTACGAACAAGTTCATGGCGCAATGCTTTTTGAGCCGCTTGCCAAGAAATGTTGCCACCAGTAACTGTTCTCCAGCCCTTGCGAAAACTAGGGTGATAAAACTTGGAATTCAGTACATCCATTGATGCACCACTTCTAAGCAATTCAATAAATTTGTCTTTGTTCATTTCGTATCTCCTGTTTGTCTTGCTGATGGGGTGAATCATATCAGGTTTGACTACCTAGTCAACCCCCATCTATTTAATCCCACACATTCCAGTAGGGTATTTAATCAGATAGCACTTGACTTATTAATCCAATGTCTCCTAGAATCCTTGGCTATGAACACTCCAACCATGCAAACCATTGAAAACATTAGGGAAAAGGCTGA